CCAAGAACATCAGCATATTCATAAGGAACAAGGCTCATGAATTGTGACGCATAAGGTTGATCAATATAATCAACTTCGTTGTAAGGAAGTGTCACGATGTCGTTATGCAATCCGCTTTTTGTAAATCCCGAACCAGCACCGGGAATAATATTATTCGATGACGTTAATTCAAAAGGAATGCTATAAGCGTCGAATGTAGGATAAAGATGCCCACGTTCAGTTTCGTAATGACACAGAAAGTCATTACTTAAATCGTCTCCGATTGTAAAGTTTCTAAATCCGTCTGTCACGATACCATTCTTAAATCGTGAGGTACCATCATCGTCAAAAATACTTTTATCATTAGCGCTCTTTTCCAAAAGCGAAAGAGTTGCATAATATTCAAGTGTAGATACCCTCCTATCAATCTCACCAATATCTCGCATTGTATAGCGACGATGGTTATATTTCCTAACGCGGATATCACCTGCTTCAAATGTATATGCAGGAATAGCTAAGTCAAAAAGAACCAAGCCATTCTCAGAAGTTTCTGGAGAAGATGGAGTAAGACTGGGTGTTCCTTTTTCAATCGCGAAATCGCCATTAGGTAAAATCACCAAAGAGTCAACCCTTGGCAGATAATAATCAATTTTACCAGTAATTGGGCTGTAAGGATCAAGCGCGAGAATATCTGTTGTGCCTGGGTAAGGACGAATGTCAAAGAAATCGCCCAAATTGTTTTCTTTATAGAAAGGAATATCATCAAGAGCGGCTTGCCCACCCCCAGAGTTTCTGTAGCTATTTACTGTATAATAGTTACCTCCACTAAATTTCCAATGCACAACATCAACGGTTGATGCGCCAGCTTTAAGGCAACGAACTTTAGCAAGTTCATATTGTGTTGAAGTTTGACCGTCAGTAACAAGTTCAAAGTTATCATCTTCAACGCTAATCAAGTGATAAACACCAGGTAATTCAACGATATCTCCAACAGCTGGCAAAGGACTTTCGTTCAATGTTATTGTTTCAGTCGTCTTTGTTTTAATACCAAGATCATCAAGGTTTAAAGCCGCCGTAGCAACAATACTAATAGTATCACCGGCTTCGGCTTGTGGGACGTTCAACGTTAGCGAATCGGCATCGGCGCTTGATACCACAGAAAAATCAGTGGGTAGCAAAACCTTATCGGCATCAGCATTATAAACTGTAATTGAAGAAGGGCTTTTGTCAAATGCAGCACCTGTAAGCTGGAAGGTTACTTCTTTATCTTCGCCACTTGGCATATCTGCAGATAAGTTAATCCTCTCAGTAACTTGAATAGAATTAAACGTTTTCACCGCTTTATACGGAAGTTGAAAAAGTGTAGAATTGAATTGAGTATCATGCAACTTAACGCCATTCTTTTGCTCGACGCTAAAATTAAGAGTGCCATAATCGGTAACAGTGGACCCTTGAATTGTCTCTACATCATTGAATTTTTTCCCAGCATTGAGAGAAATGGCATGAAGAAAGAGTCGATGCTTGGCCCCATCTATAAGTTCAAGCGAGAGAATTTTGCATGTACCAATAGATAAATCACCTGAATCCAAAAGGTTATAGGTTCGGCTGTAATTATCAAAGTAAGGCAGACCTTCTCCATTACCTACACCATAACCCGATTCTGGGCTGTAATCTGAATTGGGACTAGCGGGTGAAAGCAAATTATCAGTATTTCTAAGTACACCTTCAACATAGTTACCCATAGCGGCAACGGTTGAACCATCTTCCAAAATACCCTCGCGAAGATCGGCCGAAGTTGTCCTTCCCTTATCTCCTAAAAGCGTAAGTGGGCCAACAAGTTCTACTCTTTTACCGCGGACATAGGCCACCGACGGCGAAAGCGTTGCGGCATATCTTTTATCAGCTTCAGACTGAGAAAGACCGTTTGCCGCGGTGCTATTTTTATAGCGCGCAAGAAACGAATCTGAGCCCAACACCTCTTGAATCTCAATGTCAAAATTCTCTACAACGTAACTCCCGCTTTCTTCAAATGTACGCTCTGCGAGAATATTTTCAAGGGTGCTGTCGCTACCATCAAGAGGATTTTCAACAATAATAACCTCGTTGTCTTTGATTTGAAGAAGAACCACGACATTGTCTTCATCAGTAAAATTCTCGACAAGATCAAGTGTTAAATTGATTTGGTACCGATCCGCGCCGGGAGCAGCAAAGTTAGGATGGCCATTTGCATTATCAAATAACGTTCTATCCGCACCAGCAGTGATTTGCTTTTCACTGATTTTTAATATTGCATATCCATCAAAAAGTTCATCCGGGTCTAAAGCTCGTACCACAGATTGCTCTGAGGCAGTAGCTACACACCCCTTTACAAAGAAAATACCGTTGGAAAGAGTTGCGGTAATTGCATTTCCATTATTGGTAACTTCTCCTGTGACATTAGCAGTAACACCTTCAATAGAAATTATCCCGTTGTCAATTTCATTTATGGTGCCACTACTAGAACCAGCATCACCACGGCGATACTGAATAAAGATGCGGTATGAAAGAGAATTTAATTCCTCTGCCTTTATTGGGATTGCTGTTACTCCTGAACTCTGAGAAGTTATTGTAACATCGCTTAATTCAGCAATCAATGTTTCAAAAGAAGTAGCATCTTCTCCAGTGCTGAATGTAACATCAATAAAGTTTGACGTACTATCAAAATTACAATCCCCGCCGATAATGCCGCTATTAGGCCTGAATAAACTTTGGCCTAAACGATCCACCTGCGCTTGTAAAAGCGACTGGGCCTGGTTTAATTCCCTTGCCTGAACCGTTCGTCCTGGTTGGAATAAAATCCTTAAGTAGTTTTTATCAAGAGGAGTTAAGCCGGAAGAATCCGGTGTATTAATGTCGTCGTGATATTTTGATGTATAAGCGGTGATTGCCATTATAATTGAATTACAAGTTTAAGCTCTTCGTTTTGACCTTCAGCTCGAACAATAGTGCCACGGTTGTCGATAAAAACCACGTCACCCGTTCCTTGTTGATATGAAGATTCGTATTTAGCATCTGGTGTCAGAGAAGTGGTTACTGTTTGCCCGCCAAGCGTATCGTCTTTGGGTGGCTCAAATGTAAGGTCAGAAGCTTCAGCAGTTTCACCCGAAACAAGAATTGGCTCGTAACCATGATAGTGGTCGGTATAATAATAGTATCTATAAGGATCAAGTGCTATTCCGCTTTCGACAGTCTGTACATGAGAAATAACCCCAACTTTTTTACCACCTTGAACGATTTGCCAACCTGCTCCAATATCACCCGTTCCGCCTCCACTGTCTTCAGGAATTACCTGAGTGCCAGGTAAAGTAAAATACCTAAGAGGTTGAATATAAGGATCGGTAAGATTTGCGTCAGACGAGTTTAGCGGGTTTTTAATAACGCTAATTTGATGATATTCGGTAGAATCAGGAATATAGGTTGCGGTGCCTGTATCCATGAAAACGCCGAGATACCAAGCTGGAAGTGTCTCAAACTTATCAAATCCAAATCCTTCAACCGGCGCGATCTTTGGAACTATGACCGCATCCCTTCTCAAACCCGACGCAACGTACGTAGAAAGATCGGGGCTATCATCAAATGCATAAAGGGAAGTTCCTCGCAGATCTTCAAGTCGCTCTACACCTACTGTTCCATCACTTATATCAACTCTGCAATTTTTCCATGAAATAATCTCAGCAAACTCAGTGGTATAATTAGAGTCGGTCAATCTAATTTCCGAAATTGATTTGGACGAAATGTCAATCACATGATCAACGTCGGTAAGCGTTTCACTACGAGAAAATCCAAACTCATCTATACCATGCAAGGTAACATCTGCTTGAAAGGTAACGGTTGTATCTCCTTCGGTATAAGTACTAGCATCAGGTTCGTAAACGTTACCGCCGTCAATTATATTAAATCCGTAAACCATACCGCCGGTTTTCGTTTTAATATAAGAAGTAAGAACATCACTTCCACCAAGAGTAAATACCGCAGGAGAATCTACAAGACTTTCAACATCGGCTTTGGTATCTCCGCCGGAAAGGGTTGAAGCAGTAACTATTGTATTAGCTTCAGGAGAATCTTCAAGTGAATCGCGAATCGCTTGAGCTAGCTCGTCGATTGTAAGATCAACTTCGCCAGGGCTATCTGCCGATGCTGGAACAGTGATTGTGAGGGCGGTTTCAGAGTCAGCCACTACAGCGAACTCGCGGGGCGGTGAATTTGACTCATCAACTTCAAATGTAACCGTGATGCCGTTACCAGTAAGGCCGGTTGCTACAGCTTCAAGCTTCAATACACCATCGGTAAACTGTACATATGCGAAAGCTGAAGAGCTGTTATCGTTTGCAGAAGTTGTTGCAGAACCATCGCCAATATCAATAAATTGCGAACTATTAATATCACTATATTGCTCATACTTTCCAAGATAGGTAAACACATAACCAGAAGTGGTTGAAAGAATGCCGTAATCAGTAAAGGAATTTCCAAGACGGGCTACAACGTCAGCATCTACCGCGGAACCATCAGCCGGAGCTTGCAGAACCAAAAAGATCTGATCATTAACTGTAACGTAGCACGGTTTAATGTCATTGGTCGTATCCGTATAAAAGCATGTTGGATCAAGCGGATCAAATTGTTTATACTTTGTTGATGCTGCGAGTTCATTGAGAGGAATGACTCTTGAGGTGTTCGCCGAATTAATTCGAAATAGACCAGTGATATGCTCTAGCACTCGTTGCTTATCTTTGAATGTTCCAACTGGATAAGGTGCGGTTGCCGAAGTACCTGCTACATCGTCCCATGAATCCTGTTGTCCGATACCAAGATAATAAGAAGTATTAATGATATCAGAATCCAAAAGATCCGCGGAATTTCTTCGGAATTGTTCTGTTATAATGGCTGCCATAACGTTTATTTATACGTGTAATTATAGTTTAGTCTTGGGTAAATACAAAAGAATTTTGAAAAGATGTTTGTGTATCGTGCGTATAATGCGGTGAATCGTCTTCGTCGATCGTTTCAGTGCTGCTTAAAAATATTTGAGAAGGAGACTCATATGCCGGTGAATTATTATCCCAGCCTCTTTTATATAGTATGTTAATAAAACGATCGTCCGAAACTATTGCCGCCAAAGGATAAGAACTTCCAAAAAGCGCGGAGGAATCGTCATAGGATGAAACCGTTTCCCATTGAGTATAATCAACATCTGTTATTTCTGGAATAAAGGGATAGGTTGTCCAAGGTGTGCGATTAATAAACAGTTGTTCTCCTTCAGGACTTGAGTCTGAAGTATAAAGGGCCCAGGTTCTCTGCGCTTCCGAGAATTGAAAATAAAGATCAGAGTCATCCGATTCAAATGTATGAAGCACGTCAATAACATCATCTTGAGGGCTGGAATCGGAATTGACTTCTGTTGTTCCTGTAAACACAAAGTGTTCTGTTGCTAGTGAACCATCATCTGGTGAAAAGTCGGCTTGCGGATCTATAATAAAGTCAAACTCGTCAATTGATAAAGAATCAAGAAACGATCGTGTATAAAAATCAATAGATGACCCAGCACTAAAGTTGTTAAAGTGTGTGTTATAACTAACTTTGTATTCAGAAGGGGTGTCGGAATATTTAACTACACCGTTAATTCTATTAATAATATCAGGTACTACCTTTCTAAATCTTTCAATATTTAAATTAACTCTTGAAAAGGCAGAGAAGTCATACAGCGCTCTAAATCGAGGATCAATTCCAGACTCAGCAGTGATTGCATCTGCGGGAAGCTTCCACTTATACCTCATTAAAATATGTTTAACTCCACCCTCAAGAAGCGGAAGAACGTTAGTCCATTCTAGACCCGATACCATTGAGCCGTCCGAAAAATAGTTGTTTCCATCGCGATCAAGAGCAAGAACACCGTTTACAAATACATCACCAATCTGGAATAGATCAGAATTTGCAATCTCTATTCCGTAGCCAGAAGGGGCTTCAAGATCGGGTTCATATATACGAACATAAGCCTCGGTGGTTGAGGTAAGAATTCTGATCAGTTCGTGATTAACACCTTGAGGACTGGAGTCTGCCGTATCAATAATAAATGACATCCAACCTTCTGTATATTCAGAAGAAGATAGTGCCGCTGGAACATACGTAATAGGAGAGTCAATTGGTTCGTTAAAATCTTCAACAACTAAATCACTTTCAATAAAATCAAGATAAGGAACTTCCGATTCGTCAATTACTTCAAAGGCCGATGGATACTTAAAGGCTCCATCAGAATACTTTGTGTATGCAGCCCCAGCTTCAGCGATTGTAGCATTTCCATATTCGCCCCAAGCCGCGTTATCTATAAATTTAGTTTCCCCGGTCCAATCTTCTCGATATGCGGTTTGAATGGTGTTATCATTCGAAGCAAACCGCAACAAAATAAATTTATTGAAAAATGCTTTTAGCGAATCTCGATCAACAGCGGGTGTTCCTTTTTTATCAGAGATTAATCTAGTGTGCGTGAGATAATGATAACCACCATCACCCATCAATACCTTAAACAAGTATGCTAAAGAAAGATCTATATACTGATCCTGTGGAGTATGCTTACCAAAAAAAGTATCCCAATCAATCCAATCAGCGAATGACAGAACCGATTCAACTTCGGCCCAACCTTCAGGGGAAGTTTCAGTGCTGTATTTAAATACCCTCGGAACGTTATCGAATTTTGTGATAGGATCATCACCGTCATTAGCATCGGTTACAATGTAAAGCGTTCCATTATCGGGAGCGTTCTCTCCAGTTGGCAACTCTGAAGTAAGTTTAACAACCTTTGTGACATTCAAATAGTACTCAAGCGCTTCTTTGATCCAATCGTTGTCTTGAATAAGTTCAAGTGTTAATGCAACGAAGAATTTCAGACCAGCAGGGTGAATAAACTTAATAAATTCATTTCTCCAATCGGCCTGATCTGATTGTGAGTTGACCACATAAGAGAACTCTTGCCAACGAAAGCTGTCGCGAATTCTATTTTTTGTTGAAGTGGTTCCTTTTTCCAAATCGGCTACTGTGAATAAGTATTCTTTTGGATAAACCAGAGTAATAAGTTCGTTATAGAAAATACGAAAGAAGGCATAGATACTTTCTTCTGATCCTCGGCTGTTATAGTAGTTAGCTATAATCTTAAATAACCTAACACGATCAAGCGAACGACTTTTAGGAATTACCGAAGCGATCATTCGCTCAATTGCGTCCAAATATTTTTCGCTTGCACGGTCAACATCGTGTTGACGTATTAAATTATTTAATTCATAAGAAGGCGCAAGCTCTTTATTAAGATGGCGATAATACGCCTTAAGTAGCTTTATTAATTCAGGTGCGTCTGTTTCAAAGTGATCAGGCAATACAGATTCAACTGTTTGCGCTTCCACCGCAGTCGCGGTTCCTGTTGCTATACTTAACTCCATCCGGTTTTATTTAATATGTTGTATTGCCAGTTGAAGTGGATGATCCCCCACTTTGAGAAGAAGGGGTACGATCCTTACTAAATGTATTATATTCTATCGAACGAGAACCTCCTCCTCGCGCAATCTCATCTGGAAATGCCGAGATGTTTGAATTATTAGTATCAATGTTCAATAAAAGATTTCTTTTACCAACAATGTCGTTACTTTCTGTATTGGCAATAAATGTTATCTCTGTTGTAGTATCAGCAAACAAATCGCTTAATTCCATTACGCCAGTTTCGAGATTAATTTCTCCAATATTACTAATTCGTTTTGTTACGCCATTTTCAATTATGCATGTATAAACGTTTCTTACAAATTGATCAGCGCCAGGTTCGTCTTTAATATAAATTTGCTTTCCTGCAATGGTATGAACGGGATTAGTTAAAATTGTGTTAAGCACCTTTCCGTCATCGGGCGTCAACGAATTTCCAAATTTAACGGTGAAATCTGAAATACTTCCATCAGCCGGAATAGTAATTTTCTTACTTAAGAAAACTCGAACCAAAGAGTTCATTATCGAACCAAGATGTGTATCAACCTTTTTCTGGAATAGCGAATGCCTGAAGATGGTATCAAATCCGTTGATGTCCGTCTCCGCAAAAGGAGTTACAACGTTATTTTTAATCTCAGTTGCTAGCTCTGAGGCGCTTAGCGAGGAAATACTTGGATTGTATTTAATAAGAATGTCAAGTACAATGTTTGCATACTCAGGATCAACAATCTGGGGCGTGATAGCAAGAATCTTTTTAGATTTAAGAAAGTCAAGAATAGAGGCTTTATCCGATTCAGTAATAACCTCGTCTGTATAAGAAGAATTTGGCTTTGCAGAAATAAATGCCGTGCCATATGTTGGTGGGTCGTTATCTTCTCCACCCCATGCACTTACACTTTGAACAAATGCGAAATTGCTTGTAATTAGATTCTTATAATCATCAGCTGTCACCGCGCGGTCTTGAGTCGTGAAACTGTTAATTGCATTATTTTTTAGATTCGTAACAGTTTCTTTATTGCTTCCTCCGCTTGATCGTGCTCCGCACATAATAGAAAGTGAAGTTCCCGCCGAGGCAAAGTTACCGCTTGTATCACCCGCAATTGAAAAGGTAGTGTTTATACCATTTCCCGACTTCCCGCCTGTCACAAGATACTGAACTTCAACTACGTTACCTGCATCAAGCTTGTCTCCGTAGATGCCGTTACCAAAAGTAAGTTCATAACGACCAGAACTATTTTCGTTAATAAAGTAAATTTTGGATTCTTCATCAACATCAATTGTACTAAATTGGTTATAGCGTGTAGCGGTTCCTTCGCTCTTCGCACCGGTTGGATAAACCAAAACACGAAGCGTACTTATATCAACATCTTCATCTCCTAGTTCGTAACGCTGAGCCGTGTCAGCTGCATTAGCCTCAAAAGTTGCGGTAACAAGTCGACCTTCGTAACCAATCAGAGGTTCTTCCTCTGTAACGGTATAGTAATGCGATTCGCCGACAGTTGTTTTTTGCAGCTTGGTAACATCATCAAGAATAACAAAAGAATAATTATCAGAATTATAAGTTGTTGTTAGTCGCGTTCCTCGAGGAACAATATAAGTACTTGCGGAATCAGCAGTGGCGCCAATTGTTCCTACGATATCGACACGAGCCGCAGAAAAACTACGGGGAATATATCCAAGAAGTTTGGCCGCTGAAACAACGCTGCTTCGTAATTGAGCCGAATCAATGAAACTTTCGTTTACTGCAACGTGAGCCAACATTGCGTTATAATGAGTATTATATGCCAGTAGGTCAACAATGTTATTAAGGTTAGAACCTTCAAAATCCCAATCTGTAAATTCAGTTTCGCTATTTTTAAAATAGTCAATTAGATTTGCTTTAATTTGTGCAAAGTCCAATTCAGAAACATTAAGCTGTTCTCCGTTAATTGCCATAAGTTTATCGGTTTCTAATTAAAAGAAAAATAAATTCTACGTCGGTGCCATACGACATTTGAAAAGTTGTTGTGATACGGTATGCGTTTCTTTCGTGATCATCAGTAACGCTAACCTGAAAGTTTAAAATTCTTTTTTCAAACTTTCTGACACCACGCTCGATCTCATCTTTAAGTTGTAAGGCGGTAAACCCGTCCGCTAATTCAAATAAAATATCATTTGCTCGTGTACCAAATTCTGGAAAAAACGGCCGAGTACCAAGCGGTGTTAACACAATGTTTTTAATACTATTCTTAACAGCATCAATATCGGTTGCAAGAAGTAAGTCACCCGACACAGGATGAATAAACGAAAAGCTGACATCTTTAAAAACATCACCAGACACAACAGTCGGCTGATAATTGGGTTTATTAAAGTCTGAAAGAATGCTATTCATTACCTGTTTCTATTTATATAATAATTCGTATCTTGTTTGTTTTTGTTTAAGGAGAATTACGTCTAGCATAATCCTCTTGTAAAATAGCTGCATCCGCGATTACAAGATCTCTAATAGACTCCGCTCTAGCTTTAAATTCATTAAGTATATCGCCCGACCATTCATCTCGTTGAATGTCAATTATTCTTTCTATTTCCCGGTCAGCCTTCTCTTCAAATCCTAAGGTTCCATTTACAGAAACTTCATTCTTAAATGCGTAATAAAGAGTATTTAAAGAAGTAAGTAATGATCCATACGAAGGATCATCTTTTAAATCTGTGTTGTTATAAACACCTTCAATCAAATCCCCTGCAGTGTCTTTATGATCAATAAATTTTGCGGTAATGGCCACAGTGCTTGGATTGGTAGTGATCAACGGACCGGGATCTGGATGAGGCGGTGCAGGTTCTGGATTAACCTTTGACGGTCTAGGAAGAGAACCACCAAAGCTGTTAAAGTCTAAAGCATTGCAAACATCAAAGCTTTCAAGATTGGCAAGAATTCCACTCAGGTTACCAACCGATCCTCCAAATTTATCTTGGATGTCTTGTATAATTCCAATTCTTTGTAAAAAGCCAGCGTTCTTTGCCTGGATTAAAAGATCCAAAAGAGACGCACCTTTAGCTTTTTCAACGGCCTGAAAAATTTTGCTGATCTGTTCCTCGAGCCTTTCTAAGGAATCAAGCAAAGCCAGCATCTGCTCGGCATTATCAGTATCCCGAATCAGATTCATTATTACGTTTTTAAGCTGAGAGATTAAAAGGTCATTGATATTTTTCCCACAATCGGATTTATTACGTGGGTTTCTAAAGCTTATATTAGCTGATCCCGATGTTGCGACTCGTACTACGTTTTGGGCTTCTGCAATTCTAATAATCTCATCAATACTAGCGTTAATGCCGTCAACCTGAACCTGTTTTTCAACTTCCCGGAGCTTACTAGCTTTAAGTTCCTTTCCATCTGTCACTTTATTAATCGAATTATCAATATTTGATAACCTATTAAACTCGTTGGTATCGTTACGAACAATGGCAGGAATTTCCGGTGCTGTCTCGGGAGAATCTAAGGTTTCACTTCTAATTTCAGATTCAATTCTTTCCCTTTCTTGGCGAGAAAGTTCAATCTCTTTATCAGAGCGTTCGGGCGGATTATTTTTATCGCAAATGCTCATCCTTAAAAGATAGGTGGAGTGGTAATCGCACCGCCACCGCGGTCGTTTCCGTCAGTTTGTAGGTGAGTATGATTATTAAGCGATACAGGTCTGGAAGTTGTAACGTCATCATTAGATTTAATCTCTCCATCCGCAGTAATTGTACTATCCGCGGTGACTTCCTCCACGATATGAACTGGGCCGGATTCAACCGTCAAATTATCTGAGTTAAAAATAGTATCATTAGTGCTATGGAAGTCAAGCTGCTTCTCTGTTCTAACTTCAAGATTTTTATTCGCAGTGAGGAATGCTTCATCGTTACTCGCAAGTTTTAATTTGTTTTTAGCAATAATAGAGGCTTGGCCTTTAACATCAGTAAGCATGTTACCTTCATACTCTCCACCATTTTCCTCATCTTCAGAACCTCCTTTAACTCCTATCGCGTAATCTCCACCAATAGTCAAATCATACTTTTTAATAACATGTGTTTCAAGCGATTTCTCAAACCTTTCAACAGCTTCTCCAAAGACCTTTAATTGATACGCGTTGGCAGAAATAATATCAATATTACCACCAGGCTCCTTGCGATCTTCACTTGTTGATCGCGTTTCTATTTTCATATCTGTTCCCGCCGAGATATTAGTAGATTTGCGGGAGTTTAAATAGATATTCTCTGCCTCAACTTTAAAGTTACCTCCGCTTTTTTCTCCGGTATTAGGGTCCTCTTTTGGCCCGACGTTAAGGTTGCAGTCGCCCATTACTGTTATATTACATGCACCCTCAACTTTGAGCTCGGTTCCACTAAAATAAGCTGTGTAATTATGTCCTACTACTTCTAGTGTCCTTCCTCCACTTGGATCAAAACGCTCAACGGTACCTGTTGTATGCACGCGCGAAAATTCTTCTTTACCAGCTTCATCGTTAACCCTGAATACATGACCGCATGGTGTTACTTCAACTTTATCATAAACGGTTGCACCCTTATATCCTTTAGCTCCAACTCCTGATGTTTGGTTTGTATTATTCATTGAATCGTCAATTTAATATCTATTACCGTTGTTTCAATTAAGGAAAGAGGTCGGCAGATAGGCCTCCTTCACCCGTGGGAAGCCCATTATCTGCCTCTGCATCAACAGGAAGTCCTTCGTTAGTTGGAACACCTGTGTCTTTAATTCTTAAAATGTAATGTCTGCTTGTCAACGCTTTAAGATTTTGGCTACGGCCTGTTACTTTCTTAACAGAATTTCCATAGTTTCCATCAACGGTTTCAAAGGTTCCATCAGCATTCGCCTTTGTCACAATCGAAACGTGCCCGGCTGATCGCTTTACCTTTCTTCTTACAATAATATCTCCTCGCTGAAGTCCACCAGAATCTGCCCCTTTATGAAACACTTGTACGATATCAGAATTTTTCTTTGCCCATACGTCAATCCAATTATTTGAAAATCCTGATTTTGGTAATTTATCTTCTGGTAAAGTTCCAGAATTTTTAACAACCCAGCATGCAAATGCCCCGCACCAAGGGGCTCCTAAGCTGTTTGGCGTTGCAGTAGCAGACCAATATTTTTGAATCTTTCCGCCTCTATCTCTATTCGCGCCATCATCTTCTGTAATACCTAAGCGAGCTTGTCCTTCTGCGGTAGAAGCAATACTATTTCCGGCTCCTGCTCCAATCGAAGCGGGTTCTGGGTATTGATCATCTGAAACACTGGCCATCTTTGGTGCGGTCACACCAGTGACTGAAGAAGAAATCATATCATCCCGCGGCCCGTCGGCATTTGGAATTCCTGCTCCAAAAGGACCAAACTCTGAACCGAATCCTACATCGGTTTCAGGATCATAGTTGGCTTGTTTAAGTACTCCGCCCGGCACGGTTCCAAGGATAACCGCATCTTGTAAATCGCTGCCATCGTAAAAAGCGCCAAAGACAATTGAATTTATCTTAAGTGTTGGACTTGATCCAACTTCACCAGAGGAAGGTCCAGCTGTAACTGGAAAGATAGTTTGCATCCAAGGCAGGTCACCTGTTGGAAGAAGTTTTCTATCTGGATTGTGATACCCAAAGCAACGAACCTTTACGCGACCCATACCAAGAGGATCCTGCTCCACTTCAACTACACCCATAAACCAATTTTGAATATTCATTTTAAGTTAATTGTTGGTTTGGGTTAAAATCTTGTCCTGTGGTATTCATGGCAATAATTTCATCAGTAGTCCCTTCCCTAATAATTTTTAGCTGATTGGTATAAACACCTCCTGCAAACTCGTGCACGGTTGTTGAAATAATATATACTCCAGATAGGTTCGCATCTATTCCTCCCTCTTCTTCGTTAGTATCAACAGCTTTAGGAATTTCAATTTCGATTTTCCCTCCAGCTTTAAGATTTAAATCACCATAGGTAACAAGTTCATGCGATGTAGCATCCATGTTTGCTTTATAAAGTTTGGTGTCTTTCAAAGCTTCTTTTTTAATTTCAGAACTTGACCGAAAAGCTTGACCGTAAGGATCCACCGGAATGTAATAAACTTCTCGATTTGTTCTTGGTTCGTCTAAAATTGTGTCAAGAATTGTTGGACGTTTCCCGTTAATTTTTAAGTTTTTTAAGTAATTAAAATCAAAAAGACCATCTGGTGCCTGAAACGTTTCCGAACCTCTATTGAGAAGACCAAGGAATGGGTCCTGATCTTCTCTCGCTACCCGTCTAAAGTTAGGACTTTCACCTTTCTGTTGTTCCAAAAACCTGCGAGGAGATGCAGGATTTCCAGGTAGTGACCTTTCTTCGGTATAAGTTCTTTCGTTTAAATCAACTACTTCTGTAACACTTCCAATTCCTCCGTTAATGGCTTGAGTAAGTTTATCTAATTTAATATTAGACTTAAATCTAATAATTTTAGTTTTAAGACGTTTACGATATTCAGGAGTACCTGGTACGTCTTTCTCAAATGGTCTTAAAGAATAAGGTTCATTTTCATTCACTGGGTAATACACAGGATTGCTATCTTCATCGAGAATATCGGCCCAACTTCTTGCGATAATTTTTGAACCAGTTTCGGTTGAGTCTTGAAGAGTTGTGTAAATAAAGAAAGGAGAGAAATACTCATCATAGCAGGTACCTTTTAAAAATTCCACTGCCTGCAACGGTGTCTTTTGAGTAATAACTGCTTTAAGATCGTTAATTATGCAAGGAAACCGCTCCTTAGATTCAAATGTAGGATCTCCAAGATAATACTTAAAGATTTGCTTTATATTTTCAATAGGATTTCCTTTAATACCAAGTGATATTTGTTGTAAACGAGAAAGATAAGCGTATGAACTTACTAAATTAATTTCGTATTCCTGAACGTTAATACTTTCAGTTGTTTTATCAAACAGAGGATAGTCTTTTACAACAAATTCGTATTCTACATCTTTAGATATTTCAGCTTCAGCATCTGGGAGATAGTTAATAGTAACTCGTACAATCTCTTGGCCGGTGAGTTTATTTTTATCAAAGAAGTTTTCGTTATCTCGAATACGAATTCTTGCAGTAAGAAGTGGTGAATAAATTTCTTCAACAATAGTAAGAGATGTAACAATCTTCTGAATATCAACCTCTTTCCCTCCTTCTTTAATCATTATTATTGATCTAAAAACATAAGAAGAAGGATACAAGGGTTTCCCCATAGCATCTAAATTTTTAGACGCATTGGAGTTTGGTATATTGTCGTCAATAGCCATACTTACTTTATTGAAGTATCAATTTTTTAAAGGATCTTTCAAAACCTTCAATCGCTGCAGGTTTTACCACAATAATGTCCCGCTTTCTGTTATTAATGATCTCTTCATATTCGTACCATGTGATACGTTGAGTCGGAGGCTCGTCATGTTGCTCAATAACTCCGTAATGAGAAAGAGGTTGATCTGTCTCCGACTCAGAGAAAAACTGATAAGTTGAATTTT